CAACGCTAAACCAAGATCACACAACCATAGATAGTTGTCTACTGATTCAGTCGCCCATAATGTGCATGGGTGCTTAGGATGCGCCTTACGATACGGTACTGTCTCAGATGACTCACCTAGTAACAAACGTGCAGTACAGAGCATCTGAGCAGATTCTAAGGGCATCTTGACTACATGTTTATCGACATGATACTGCGCAGCCTTAGTAATATTGCTATCTAACACAAAAATGTTCATAATATCTCCTAAATGTGGGATTTTCTCCCATTTTCTATCCTAGCCAGAGAAAACAGTGGGATTGTTGACCATGACTAATAACATTATACACACATACATACATAGACACATAACACTATATATATAATACATACTATACAATATAACATACAGATTGGTTTTGTCAAGGGGAGTTCTAATTGTGATTTCAACCAAGTGCTGCGGCGATAAGTATATATATTACACAAAACCGCTGTCACGAGCCAATTCTAGGATATACATATATTGATCTACTTGCATAGGAGTCATTTCGTATCCCTTCTCTGCTAATTCTGTACGCCATATTAATCTATCCTCTGTATCCATGTTTAATAGTGCGTCTACTACTGGTTCTGGATAATCGTCAGGCTTCGTAACGATCTCGTTCCATAGATCCCACGAATCATCCATAGGCATGAACCACCATCCAAAATCGTTGGCGGCCTCATTCATAAGTTCTTCAAAATCATCTCTATTAATCATCGTCATCCTCCTACTGTATTATATAATATAAATGTTCAAAATCAATGTTTTTTTATAAAAAATAGTCACAAATTGCCGCAAAAGCATCCAAAATGGGCGAATATATATGTTACCTTTTAGCAGGTGCGCATACTTTATATATCTTGTGTGGAGCCTTTACTAAATTATCTAAGAGATTAGATTTTTCTTTCTTGCCCATATAGATATGATTGATACCCGCTACATTTTTATTGGCGCCAACAACTATAATACCATTAGCATCAACGGACTTCACTATATATACTCCAGCATCTGACATATATAATTTCTCTCCGTCATCCTTGATATAATAAGTACCTGAACGACCAACGACTCTAATATATTCACCAGACTCTAATAGTCTCCAATCCTTCACTTCACGTCTGACAGTCTTGGGGCGCTTCTTCATTGGAAACGCATATTCACATTCCTTACAATAATATGTACGGACTCCAGTAACCGCCCCACATTCAGGACACGTCTTGCGACCCTTACTCATTTTACAATCCTCGTAATTGAACTAATTAAATGAAACACGGCACATGCTCCTACTATATAAAATAGGGGCGACTCGTTAGTATATAATCTATCTGCCGCAATCGTAAGTAGCACTGTACTAATCATAGTACCTGCTGATAATAAGCCATTTTCAGATTTCATAAAAACCTCCATTTTCGCTGGCTATACTATAAACGCTTGACCCTCTTACATTAGACGAGACAAGACTCAACATAACATTATACTATATCATCGACACATGTCAAATGAAACTTAAGAAAAAAATCAAAATTCACTGGCTATCACTCAAAAACATCGACTTTAGTATATTGAGTAAGACACAGAGACGAAGAGAGAGATTCTCTATAGACACAACACTATAACTATTGTACCATATTATTTCCCGTTGTCAACCATTT